ATATGGAGGTAAAATAATGTCACACTGGAGCACTGATATGGTCGTTGACCAAGTAATAGATGAGGTTGCTGATATGACATCTAAAGAAGTTAGCGACGCTCTTTTTGAAAGAAAAATTGTTCTTCACTATTCTGAAAATGCTAGAGACATTCTAGCTGACAAATTGTTTGAAGAAAAACTTGAAGCGAGTCCTTACTAATGGCACAAGTACACGAAATGTTATACATGAAAATGGATAATGGTGAATATATCTATGGTACTAATTTAGACATTGGTAAATACTCAGTAAAGTTTGACCCACCACTTGAATGTGAACATGAGTTTGACCATGTACCACCTATGAAACTAGAAGGACAAGGTGGCTACTCGGATGGTTCTAAAGCATTCAAGTATGTTGGTACTGACCACGATCCTATGTCTGCTTCTCATGGAGTTGCTGAACAGAAAGAAGGTGTTGATGCTCGTGGTGAAAAATACTTGTATAAAACTAATGGCTGGGACTATAACACAGGTGAACTGATTGACGAGGAAAAATGGTAAAAAGTTTTAAGACTTTAATTACTGAGCAAAAAAATGTTCATATGGAACATATTGAAGACATCCTCTTTGACGAGGGTGTCGCTGGTGCTAGACGAGCAATTAATTTTATGCAAGGTATGCGTGATATGTTAGCTGGTAAATCTCCAGGAAAAGTAAATGCTACAGTAAAATGGGATGGTGCTCCAGCAATCTTTGCTGGTACAGATCCTAGAAATGGCAAAAAATTTGTTGCTAAAAAAGGTATCTTCAATAAAGATCCTAAAGTTTATTACACACCTGCCGATGTTAAGAAAGATACTTCTGGCGATCTTCAAGCAAAGTTATTAATTTGCTTGCGATATTTACCTAAGATCTTGCCAGATCGTGGTATCTTTCAAGGAGACTTAATGTGGGCAGGTCGTAATGATTTAAAACTAAAAGATATAGATGGTCAGAGTATGGTGACTTTTCAACCTAATACTATCGTCTATGCTGTTCCTGCCATATCAGGTTTATCAAATGTCATTCGTCGTGCTCATATGGGTATTGTCTGGCATACTGAATATACTGGAAATACATTCGATACTCTTAGAGCATCTTTTGGTAAGAACATTGCTAAGAAAATGAAACAGCCTGGGATCTTAGGTGGTGATGTTTGGTTTGATGATGCTACTTATAAAGATGTATCAGGTCAAGCATCTATGACTGCTAAAGAAACAGCTGAGTTTACTAAGCAACTATCTGCTATCGGTACTCAGTTTAGAAAAGTAAATGCTAATCTATTGAACAGTATTAATGCTAATAAAGATTTGCTTGTTAATATCAAAGCATTTAACAATACTAAGATAAAAGCAGGAAAAAGGATTACCAACCCAAGCCAGCATGTGACACAAATGTTTCATTATATTGCTAACAAATATGCGAAAGAAATAGATAGCAAGAAAACTGAAGCTGGTAAGAATACTTGGAAAGCTAAAAAGAATGATGTGGTAAAGTTCTTTATAAATGACAAACAAAAAATCGTTGAGATATTTACACTGATGAATATGATGGTGGATGCAAAGCAAACACTAATCAATAAGATGAACCAAATAGGATCTATGAAGACTTTTGTTAGGACTCGCAGTGGGTTTAAAGTGACAGGAGTTGAGGGTTATGTGGCTATTGACAAGATGTCAGGGAAAGCTGTAAAACTAGTAGATAGACTAGAGTTCTCTAGACTCAATTTTTCTCCCGAAATTTTGAAAGGTTGGAATAAGTAAGATACTAAATATAGGTATTGCGAGCAATATGTTGCTCTTGTTAATCGATGGGAAAACTATAAATGAAAGATTTTAAAACACTTCTTAACGAAGTACCAAGCAAAAAGATGGTCATAGGATTCGGAAGATTCAATCCTCCGACGACTGGTCATGAGTTGCTTATTAACAAGGTCACGCAATATGCTCGTTCAAAAGGCAGTCCTGCCAAAATATATGTCACAGCTACTGAAGACAAAAAGAAAAATCCACTAAAACAAGAAAGAAAAATATACTACATGAAGAGGATGTTCGGTATGAATGCTCCTCTCGTTCCAACGAAGTCGCCTAATCAAAGAACAATTATAGAAGTAGCAAAGCATCTTAATACAAAAGAAAAGATTACTGAACTAACACTTATTGCTGGTAGTGATAGGATTGCTGAATATAAAAGATTACTCAACCAATACAATGGTAAAGATTACAACTTTGATAAGATAACTGTATTATCTTCTGGTCGTAGAGATCCTGACTCTGATTTAGCTGAAGGAATGTCAGCAACTAAAATGAGAACTGCTGCATCTTCAGGCAAGTTTACCGATTTCAAACGAGGTGTCCCTCGTAGAATGTCTATCGCAGATAGTAAAAGATTATTTAACGAAGTAAGAAAAGGTATGGGTCTGCCACCTATAAGAGAAGAAATAGTATTACCTACATCTGAACTAAGAGAAGATTATGTAGCGAAGAAAGTATTTAACATCGGAGCAGTCGTTGAAGATGACAAAGGTGTTTACGAAGTTATGGATCGTGGTGCAAATTATATCAGTGTATCTGACGAAGATGGCAATGTATCTAAAAAATGGCTACACGAAGTTCGTCAGATCTCTGAAAGAAATACTGTAAATGATTACCACTCTAATGATGAACTCGTATATAAAGGATTTACTACAGAACACTTTCATAACTATTATGAAATAAAAGATAAGTTTTTAGATTTATTTGAATCAGATAAAGATCCAGTTGCTATACTTACTTGTTTAAAATTAGTTGACCAATCATTAAAGATATTAGAAGAAGGTAAGTCTAGAGGATACGCATTAATAGAAGAAGCAGGTGCTGACTCTATCATAAAAATGAAACTTGCAGACAGTCTAAATAGTATTGGTGAACTAGAAACACATGATTATCTAGACCAAATAAATGCCGACTTGGCTGACTTACTAGCAAAAGAACCAAATATGAGAAAAGAATTACAAGAACAAAAGAACTTAAAAATTGACCCACAGAATAAATTTAGATTTACTTCTGCCGATAGGATTAAGGTCGCTAGAATTATCGCTGGTTCACTAGGTATAGATAATCCTGAAAAGATGTCTAACCCAACTCAACTTATAAACTTCGGTCTAAGAAAATTAAGAACCAAAAGAGTCACTCCTGAGTTTGCTGAAATTGTAAAGAAAATGTTACAGACTGCAAACACAGCAGGTATCGATTACGATCGTCAATATTTACCAGCTATCATGAGAACAGGTAAATTTAAAGTAGAACAAAAATCATTTAAAGACTTCATGAACGAAGTATCTGGCTCAGGTGTAGATCCTATTATTGTACAGCTTAGAAAAAATATTAATCTAAAAGGTAATTACACATTCGAATTTACTGATGGATCTAAAGGCAAGATGTCTCCTGGTGCGTCAGAAGGTATTCTAAGAAAATACGAAGGACTAAGACGACCTGCTCAAAAATTAAATGTGTCAAGAGGTATGGGTAAATCCATGAAATCTTTAAAAGACACATTATCAAACTTTGATGCAGTAGCAAACAAAGAAGATCCTAAAGCTAAAAAGTCAGGTAGAGATGAGCCACTTCGTGGATTAAAAAATCCTATGGACGAAGAAAAAGAATATAAGCCACATATGATGTACGATCCTAAAACTGGCAAAGGTGTAATGGCAAAGAAAAAAGCTGACCACGATAAGCTAAAGAAACTAGGATATGACCATGACGATCCTTCTACTAAACAGATAGAAGAAAATAAAGGTGTGGCAGAGAAAGCTAAAAAGTCTGGTATTCCTAAAGGTATATTAATGAAAGTTTACAACAGGGGAATGGCAGCATATGGTACAGGGCATCGTCCTGGTGCGTCACAAGCACAATGGGCAATGGCTCGTGTAAATTCTTTTATTGGTAGAGGTAAAGGAACTTGGGGCAAAGCTGATAAAGATCTTGCAGCAAAAGCAAGAGCAGCAATGAAAAAAGAAGAAGTTGCTGAAGATGTAAAAGCTACTAAAGAAAGAATTAAAAAAGAAAAAGATGCTGATAAAATGAAGCATGATAAAATGATGGATCGTGCTAGAACACAAGATGCTCTAAAGAAAAATAGGGAAACGAAACCTATGAAGAAAGAAGAATCAGAAGGGAAAAAAGGTATAATGGGTGTAGGTTCCGATGTCACTCGTAAAGTACGACAAGGTCTAAGAGCAGAATTAATGATGCGTATTGCTATGACTAAAAAGAAAATGGCAAAAGCTGAAAAGGGATCTAAAGAGTTTGAAGAGTTATATGCTGAATATAAAAAGTGTAAAGACAGAATGAAAAACCTTCCAGGCAAAGAGGGTGTAAACGAAGAGAAAAAGAAAGGAACTCATAAGTATTATCAAGGTGTATCTAGTAAAGATAAGAAAGCTAGAAAGGATGAGTTTGAAAGAGATGCTAAAAAGGATGATGACGATCCTACAAAATACGATCCTGCTGCTGGAGATCTAGATAAAGATGGCGACTTCAAGAAAACTAAAAAGTCTAAACATACTAAAAAATATGAAAAGAAGTATGGTAAGAAAGACGAAATGAAAGAAGAGAAAAAGCCAAGTGTTGATGAGGTAGATCCTTCAAGTAATTTTAATATCGCCAAGTCTATTATGTCTTACAAAGATTATAAAAAGATGTTAAAACTTGCTGGTGGTATTGAGAAAAGAAATGTAGATGGGACTATGGAAGTAGATAAGAAATCTACTAAAGATGAAAAAAGATTTAAGCAAGTTGACGAAGAAAAGAAAAACTGTGGTTGTGGTAAAGACCCATGTGAAACTTATGGAGATTTACCAGAAGAAAAAGAGATGACTGATGCTCAAATGAAAAAACGAGAAGATATCGTTAAGGGCATGAAAGATAAGACTGCTGATTTTAAAAAGAGATATGGTAAAGATTATAAAAATGTAATGTATGCTACAGCCACTAAAATGGCTATGAAAGAAGCTGCAGGTGAAGAGATGGAGAAAATAGATATCGAAAAACCTGTAGAAACTGAAGACAAACCTAAAGCTGACAAGATTAAAAAAAAATCTGGGACGCCAAAGTCTGACGACCCATACGATCTAGAAATATTTGTAGCAGATCCAAAAGCTGACGCAATGCTTGACGAACTTACTCCTGATGAAATAGAGAATGTTGTTAAGATGTTTGACCCAGAACAAGATCCTATGAATTCTAAGTTAGATATATTTGACCTATATGATGACGAAGAACTAGCCATAGAAACTGAAGATGAAGATGGCGAAGTAGAAATGGAAGAATTCGAATGGCTAGGTGATGATGTAGAACAACAGTTGAACGAAGTATTATCTAGAACTGAAAGAATTAAAAACCGAGTAAGAGTTAGAAGAACAAAAGCAAGGAGAGCAAGAAGTTTACGAATCGCTCTCAGACGACACTCTTCTACACAGGTAATAAATAGTAGAGCAAGACGATTAGCAGTTAAGCTATTAAAAAGAAGATTCTTTAAAAAGCCACCAACTCAATTATCTGTAGGTGAGCGAGAAAGAGCCGAAGCAAGAATTGCTAAGATGCGTCATGTAGTAAAAAGGATCGCTCTAAAACTAGCACCTCGTGTTAGACAAATGGAGAAAAAAAGATTACATGGTAGAAAATCTGCTAAAGCAGGATTTAAATCAGCATTAGCTGGTGGTAGAATTAGAACTGCTGCGAAACAAACAGGTCGTAAATATAAAGGCAACACTGTAGGACAAAGATCTAGAGCAGGTAAAGGTTATGGTGGTGCAACAGGTAAAAAATATGGGGGAGTCAAAAAACGATGAAGACTTTTAAAGAACATAGAGAAGATGCGATAGACGCAGTATGCGAAGCTATGGAACTTCCTACACTTGAGGAAGCAAAGTATCAAGGCAAAACTGTCACACTTAACGATCCTATTCGTACATCAGAAAATAAAAACAAAAAATTTAAAGTATATGTAAAAGGTCCAAAAGGTAATGTCGTTGTGGTTCGCTTTGGAGATCCGAACCTAAGTATTAAAAGAGACGATCCTAAAAAGAGAAAAAGTTTCAGAGCAAGACATGGGTGTGATAATCCAGGTCCTAAATGGAAAGCGAAGTATTGGTCATGCTATCAATGGAGAGCAGGCAAAAAAGTAGACAACTAAAATCATTAATAAAGTGGAGATAATATGAGTAGTGGTAATAATGGTCCAGTGGATATTCCCGAAACTGATGAAGAATGGGATAAAATAATCGCTGAAGAACAGCAAAAAGAAGAAGAGTTAGAACAGCAAATGGGTGAAGACCCATATGTTTCTAGTTTAACAAAACCTACAGAACCAAATCCTAGTGTAAGTTCCGATCCTAATGCTCCTTTGCCAGAAGGTGTACTTAAGAAAGTTATGGGTATGTCTATTCCTACAAGGGAAAAACAACTTGAGGATTATGAGAAGTATAAGGAAGCAACTGCTAAAACTACTGACCAAAATAAAGTAAAGTGGGCAATCGAACAAATCGGCAGTACTAATTTAGATGGTGCACAAGAATGGTTAAAAGAAAACAAGAATGAAATGGATGAGTCAAAAAGACTTACCATTACTGAAGGACAAGCTGTTCAAGTACATTATGTTAAAGAAATATCTGAAGAAGAGTTTGAAACTAAAATTATTGAAGGATTAGCTGAGATTAAAGGTATGGAAGTATCTGAGATAATGGATGCTGGTGGTATGGATGCTCACCTCGTAAGAGATCTAGATGTTGACTCACTTGATGCTATCGAATTAATTATGGATGCTGAGGATATGCTTGGTGCCCAAATAGAGAATACTGAGATTATGTGGGTTAAAACTCTTAGAGATGTATTCACAGTAATACAGTATAAAATTAATAATGATAATATGCCATATCCTATTCCTGAATTTGACGAAGAGGATATTATCTTTAGACCACAAACTGTTGTAGAAGATGGTAAAGAAGTACATAAAGGCAACTCTGCTTATAAAGCATTTATGGCTGGAGCAGAGGAAAGAGCAGAAACTGATAAAGAAATAGATGAATATCTAGCCGAAGAAGAACGCAAAATGAAAGAACTTTTAGAAGATGATGACGATGATTTATCGATAGGACATAACAAATGATGGATTATTTGTCATTATATGAGTCCGAAAGGCAAAAAGTTCTAGAACTTGAGGGGAAAATTCGAGAACTAGAAAGTAAATTAGAACTAAATAATAGTAAATTAATCAATGAAGGAGAGTCAAATGACTAATGAAGATGAGAAAGTGGCTGTAGAGAATGAAACTCCAGAAGCTACTCAGGAAACTGAAGCACCTGTAGAAACTCCAGCAGAAGAGCCAAAAGCTGAGGAAACTCCAGCTGAAGCACCTGCCGAAGTTCCTGCTGAAGAACCAAAAGCTGAAGAGACTCCTGCTGAAGAAAAACCAGCAGAAGAACCAAAAAGCTATGGTGATAGACTAAGGGATGCTGCAGTAAGTGAGTTAGACACACTTATTAAATAAGGAGACTAACATGTCAGAGGTATTAGGTTATCAAGAATTTCAAGAAGCGATGGATGCAGTAAATCCAAAAGCTGTCAAGAAAAAATTTAAAGATAGGAAAGACAAAGACATCGATAATGATGGCGATGTTGATGCATCTGACAAGTATTTACATAAAAGACGCAAAGCTGTTTCAAAAGCTGTAAAGAAAGAAGACATGGATAAACCTATGACTTCTGCCGAAAGAGCAAAAGCTATGCAGAAAAAGGCAGATAAAGTAAAAAAAGATGCCGAAGCCAAACTTAAGAAAGCGAAAGGTCTTACAATGGGAGAAGGCAAGTATGCAAAATACTCCGATCTACTTCTAAAGAAACAACGCATGAAAAAGATGGGTCAAAATACTATGGTAGTCGACAAAGAAATAGAAGCTGAAAAGAAAAAGATTCAATCAGCAGGTCCAATGACACCGAAGAAAGAATCGCTTGATGAAACGAACTATGGCATATTAAAAAAAATGATGGACCAAAGAGCCAGAATGAAAGCTATGGGTCAGAATACTGATTCTATTAGTGCCAGAATTAAAAAAGCCAGAATAGATTATGGCAAAATGCTCAACAAAGAAGATATTGATGAAGAAATGCCAGCATCATTTAAAGCCATGCTTATCCAAAGAGATAAAATGAAAAAGTTAGGGCAGAATATTGATGCTATTAATGCCAAAATTAAAAAAGCCAGAGCCGATGCTATGAGAATGACCTTTAATAAAGAAGAATCATTAGACGAAAAAGGCAAAGGACTTTACTATAACATTAACAAAAAAAGGAAAGAGGGAAGACCTATGAGAAAAAAAGGCGAGAAGGGTGCTCCTTCTGAAACTGATTTTGCAAATGCTAAAAAAACTGCTCAAGAAGAAAGAGAAAACTGTCATTCAAAAGACCACGATTGTGCTACTGTCGTAGAACATATTGTATGGGGATTCGGAAAGCCAGTTTATGAAAGTCACGCAGTACCAACTGACGATGGCTATGTAGAGTGGTATGATGTAGAATTTGAACATGGTATTGAAAAAGAAGTACCAACTGAAGACTTAAAAATCTACACTACTGAAGCACACGAGAAAAAAGAAAAAGATAAAAAGAAAATGCTTCCTGCTAAAAAGGGCAAACATTCAGACGATGAAGAGATGGATGAAGAAAAATATTCTGACTCTGAAATAAAAAGAGCTGTAGAAATAGCTAAGAAAATGGCAGGATCTAATTATACAGGTGCTAGTAATGCTATCGAAAAAATGAAAAAAGGATTATCATCTGTAGGAAAAGTTAAATATGCTTTGAGAAAAGCAGCAGAAAGTTTTGAGACCTTTAATGGTCTAACTATATCGGAAGTCCAAGAGATTGTAAAAGATCTTACCGACTCTGCCCAAGACTACATTAAGCTGGTGGAAGATGGAGACGTAAAGTCCGTCGACGAGCCAGAAGTTGAGCCAGTCAAAGGGATGCCCTTATCATTTAAACAATTTAAATCTAAAATAGGAGACTAATATGGCAATGTGGGGAGACTCGGATTCACATGTGAATCGACCAAACTGGCTAGAAGTCGGGCAAATCAAAAAATTAAATGTAACAACTTTAGGAAGTGGATATGGTTCTGCTCCTTCTGTTACAATTGCTGCACCTGCTTCTGGTACTCAAGCAACAGGAACTGGAGTATTATCTGGTTCTACTCTTGCTTCTATCACTATAACAGATCCAGGGGATGGCTATGTAGCAGGTGATGCTGCTGGTGTAACAATCGCTGCACCAACATCAAATACTGTTGCTACTTCTGCTGTCACTACTGCAACTGATACTATTACAACTGGAACTCATAACTTAAATACTGGTGACCAAGTTGTATATGCTAATGGTGGTGGAACAGATATCACTGGATTAACTGGTGGTACAACTTATTTCGCAATTAAAGTTGACGCAACTAATATTAAAGTTGCTACCAACAAAACTCTTGCCGAAGCTGGTACTGCAATTACACTTACTGGCACAGGTAATAACTCACAAACTTTCGCTGGTGTACAAGCTGTCGCAAGTGTTGTAAAAGCAGGAAACAAATATTCTGCTGCGGACATTATGTTCGTTGACACTGACGAAGCTGCCCTTGCTCAAAACAAAGCAAGAGGTATCACTGGTGCTGGTTGGTGGACTTTAAAATCAGGCAAACAAGATTCAGACGGAAATACAAGGTATCAAGCTGAATGTATAGTTGCTATGGCTCGTACTGCATCTCAAGCAGGTGACGATGCTGCTGATGATGCTATGGTATCTGATGCTGCTAACTCATTCGCTATTACAGTACAACCTGCTGCTGCCACTACATCAAGTGGAAACGCAACATTCACTCTAACAACAGGTTCAGTAGTTGGAACTATCGGAGCACTTAATTACAAGTGGCAAAGACAAACTGCAACTGGAACTCGTTGGACTGACATCAGTGCTTCACTCGATGGTAGTATCTACTCAGACTTCGCTACTGCAACATTAGCAGTTGCTGGTGTGACTGACACTACTCATGATGGTAAGAAGTACAGGGTGAAAGTAAACAGTGCGAATGGTGCACCAGAGCAAGTCTCTAATGGTGTAGCAACACTAACATTCGGATCTTAATAGCCGATCAACATAAACCTAGAACTGTGGGAGGGTTGTAAAAAACCCTCCCTATTCTGCAAATATAAAATAGGAGTAAAATTATGGCAGACCAAAAAATATCAGAACTAGTCGCAGCAACCTCTGCTGCAGGTGCCGACCTCTTGAATATCGTTCAAGGTGGCTCCAACAAAAAACTAACAGTCGCAAATTTATTCGCTAACTTGGATACACCAGTTATTATTAACGAATCTGGTGGTGACCAAGATACTCGTGTCGAAGGATTAAACGACAACAATCTATTATATGTAGACGCATCTACCGACAGAGTCGGTGTAGGTGTTGCTACTCCCACACAAAAGCTAGATGTAAATGGTGATGTAGCTATTAGTGGTGGTTCTTTATACCTATCACAAACTGCTCAATCATCAACAGGTACATCAACTGCTGACTTAACAAAAGCTGTGACAGAACTTACTTTATCATCTGGTTCAGATGCTGCATCACTAGCTAATGGTACAGTGGGACAAATCAAAATTTTTGTAGTAGTAGGTGGGTCAGGATCTTGTGTCCTTACTCCTACAACACTTAATGGTGGAACTACAATTACATTTAATGGTATAGGTGACGCAGTCACTTTACTATATGTTGCAACAGTAGGGTGGACTGTTATAGGTTCAAACTCTGTAGTTGTAGCTTAATATATTATTTTAGGAGATAATTATGGCAGATTATGATGTTAATGCGAAACTTGATGCGTACAGAGAATCTATGAAAAAGAAAGAAGAGATTCTCGTACAATTAAATCAAGGTGTAGTGAATACACAGGCTGAGATACATATGCTTACTGGAGCAATACAAGCACTAGAGGATATTGTAAATACACCTGTAGAAGATAAGAAGAGTAATGATAAAAAAACTGACAGAAAATAATTTTCTTCAGTTCGCTCTTAATAATTATGACAACCCTTCTTGTGCTACACTAGAAGAGTTTGAGGATGATTTAAAAAAGTTTTTATATCTTAATAAATTATTACAAAGATATACTAAAAACAAAGATCTTAGAGAAAGGTTAATTTTAAATCATATAATTGTAATTTATAATTTATGGGGAGATGCTGCAACTGATATGCTCTTCCACAAGGTGGACGAAGAACATTGGAGTGCACTTATTGTATTCCTAACTTTTCTGGGAAGACTACCTGTCTTTATTCCTGGGACAACTATTCGTTCAACAAGTTTAGAACATGATGAAAATATCGTGGAGATACTAAGAGAAATATGAGTAAAACAGTAGATAATATTATTGCTTATAGAATCATATCTATGTTAGTAAAACCTTTTAAAGATACTGATGCTTTCAAAGAGGGTATTATAGATGAGAAAGGTAAAATTTTAAAGAAGGCAACTAAGCTGACTACAACTAAAGAAAAGAATGCTTATACCTTTTTACATAGATTAGTTTTTAAATTAAAGCAATTCGTAGAAAAGGTTCCAGGTGGGAAGTCTCGACTTGGCTCACTTGCTGCTGCATATTATCTTATCAGGGAAGCATATGAAGGACAAGAGTCTGTTCATATATTAGAAGAAAAGTTTAACGACTTAATAGCAAAAGATATATCTTTATTAGAGGAAGAGTTATTAGTCGAAGAAGTTATTGAACACCTCTATTGGAATATGTTTAATATAGAAGCAAAGTCGCAGGATGAAGCAGTTGCTGCTAATTCTGTCGCAGGTGGGGGAGTGGATTTATCCCCAACAGTTAGAATGAAAAAGGGTAGAAAGTTTGCTACATTTAATGTTAGCGATGATGTCCTTAAGAAGTTTAAATCAGGGAAAAAGAAATATTCTAAATGGAAAGAGTATTTGAATATGGAAGATGACGCACAGTCAGCTATATACAATTATGCTCGTAAAAATCCAAAAGGAGTTATCATCTTACAAAATAAAGCTGGTGACACAAAAGCAATTAGATTCAATAGAAATGGTGGAGGAAGTTGGCGACATATCAAGAGACCTGTAAGTAGGTCAGTTGGTAAAAGCACTATGCTTAACCAACCACAAGATATCGTAGTATCAACTACAGCATTATAATGTTTTCATTAATTACTATACTTGGGTGGATACCCACTTCAGTTTACTTTGGTATAACAGCAGTTGGTTTGATAGGACTCGTTGTAGTTTCTATTTTACCACTGATTCCTAAAAGCTGGGGATTGATATTTGGTTTGTTATTCGGACTCGGATCGTTCCTATTAGGTGCTGTCTGGACAAGTGGTCCGATAATCGAACAACTAAATAAAATGAAAGAAGAAATGAAACTTATTGAAGCTGAAGCAGAAAAGGTTTCTAATGAATTGGCTATTGAATTTGAAAAAGATAGTAATTTAATAACAAGTAATGGAAATAAAATTAGTGAGAAAGTCAATGAACTACTTAATGAAAGTGATGATGCTAAGTGCAGTATTCCTGACGATGTTAGGGTGCTCCACGACAGTGCCATTAAAAATGAAGTTCCCGACACCACCAGAGGTTCTGATGGAGGAGGGGAAGAAGATGGAGACGATAGAGGAGAGGAAAAACTCAGACTCTCAGAATTAACAACGATAACTGTAGATAACTACACATCTTGTAATGAAGTAAGAAGACAATTACAACAATTACAACGATGGGTAGACGAAATGCAAAGGGTACACAACTATGGCGAGTGAAGTCGAAATAGCAAAAAATCAAGTTGAAATATCGAATCTAAAAGGAGATATTCAGAAGATAGATGAGTCTATTGAAAAAATAGGTGAAGCCACTTCTCAGATATCTAAACTTCTAGCAGTACACGATAATCGCCTAGATGCTGGTGATGAAGCTGACGAAGAAATAAAGAAAGATATTAAGGTACTACACCAAAGAATTACTGAGGGTGCTAAGGAAGTTGTCAGTGCTATCCATACATCAGAGAAATCCATCAATGAGACTGCCACTATTCAGCATACTAAGATGTCTCAGGAAATAAACAAATTAGACATGAAAGTAAATAAATTAGAGCAATATAAGTGGTATGTGATGGGTATAATAGCCACTGTTGCTGGGGGATTAGGACTTCTTGGCTATTTCATGTAAACTTTACTTTTAAGTTTTTTTATTATAGAATTATATTATGATTTATGTGG